TGACGGTCGTAATGGCCACAGTTGCGGTTTCTACCTGCGGTGTTCCTATTTGTAGTTCAGCGCCAAATGCTACGTATTTTGTCATGCAATACTCCTTTTAATATTGGCAAGCTGCGAAAAAATGTGGTACAATTCTTTTATGCAGGGCTTTTCCTGTAAATCTAAAAAAGAAAGAAGGTGATAAAAAGTTGACAAGTTTTACTTTTACGTACGGTAAAGAGCCGCCTGCCTGCGGGGGGACTGGCAAATATGACGAGGTGTATGAAAAACTAATAGACCTTGAAGTCGGAGTATGGTTTTGCGTTGGCGGATTTGACGACGTGCTCGATTTGTCCCGCTTACAATCAACGCTTAACTCTGGCTTGAAAGGAAAGAGCAAGGGTGTCTTTAGCACCCACTGCAAAGAATACAACCTTAAGGTGCAGACTAAAAGAGAGCGTGACCGGAATGGAAAATTTTCTCTCCATATTCGGAAGATACCGCGCAAGTAGTCAAGGTGTGTTCTTTCAATTAGTCCGCTGGCAATGGCGGACTTTTTTTTGTTTGTCATTATGCCTCCAGGTGCCAGATAATAAAATCTGACCTGCCCCTGTATAATTTCGTTTCAGGTTCGCGCTCCGGCGCTTCATTGTCAACTAGGGCGGCTTGGATAGTGAAGGCATTCGCGCCACTTCCAATTGAGCCAGTTTTGCCGTTCAGCGCCGCTCTTAGTGCGTCCGTGATAACCTTCACTTCTGCGTACGTCTCAGCCCAAGCATCGAACTGGAAACGGGGGTGTGCTAGATCGCCTGTCGCTCCGCTTGTGTCGTGTGTCAATGTTCGGGGCGTATCAATCCGCTGATAGACTAAACAGGGCATCGTCACGCCATCCGGGAACATGAAAGGATATATCCTACTGGATACAAGCGTTGTAATGCCTGCGGTTGCTTTCAGATAAGATACAAGCCCATTTTCCAGAACGGTCATAGCGCACGCTCGACAATCATCTTGATTGCCGTACCAACTGCGGACAAAATAGACGGCTTGTGGTTATCAACCGCCGGGCGCATGTAGGGCTGCGCTTTTATCGTCACAGCGTTGGCCGCGTGGCCGTTGCCATCCTTTCCAATCCAGAACAAACGTTTTGCCTTCTTTGGTTTTATTACTCCGCCTAATTCCTGGATGTTGGCGTAATCTTCTTTAGTGCCAATATTGATAAATGCGCCGGTTGCGGTAGTGTGGTCTTCTTCCACTTGGATTGACGCTCTCAGGTTGCCAGTGTCAACGGGTGCATACATCCTGGCCTGACTTTGAATAACAAGCCCGCCATTTTTGGCGGCTGGTATCAGCGCCGCGCCGGACAGGGCGCGTTTTAGCTGTGGGATGTTATTCTGGACCACCTTGAAGGTCATAACTCTACCGCCTTCAACGCGCACACAAACCCAAAAGTTCCACGGTCTTTAATTCCAATAATGTGATAGCGCCGGTCTGTGTACAAGCTATCGCCAAATCGTTGAGTGATGGTGATTGCATCGCCCTTAGACGGTGTAACCGCAGAAAAGCGTATCTCGCCATCAATCTCTTGTACATCTGCATAATCGCGCCAATCTTCCTGACTGGCCGTGTCGGTAAAACTACAGGCGATTTGTTCTGTAGTTTCCGTGTAAGTCAACTCCCCGTAATTATTCGGGGTACTGGCTGTGCGCGTGATGTAGGTGGCCATATCGCCATAGGTCATTTTCTCAACCCTGGACTGAAGATGTTTAGAAAGGCGGTTGTTTGCCAAGCGCATTATGGCCGTCCATCATATACGCCAGTTTCGTCGGTATCCTGGTCGTTAACCCGCGTTGCGGTTGAGTGCTGGTAACTGTCGGCACGATAGGGCAGGGAAATCGAAGCGGACGCAACCACGCCGCCCAGGCTTATACACATTTCCTGCGCTTTTATTTTCAGCATGTTCTCATATCCCGCCCGCGCTTCTTCCAGAGTTACCGTCAGCCAATCCTTCCGAAAATTAGGCTGTGATAGCTGGGTGATGATATATTGAATGCACTTTACAACCGCAGCGTTGACGCTGTATGTGTCCACAAAATACTGGATAGCTTCATCATCAACATAGAAGCCTTCCGAGTCTGTGTCACCGATATGAAAGCGCACTAATGAAACATCGGTTGTCAGGTGGGGGGTATATGAGAAGGTCATTTTTCAACGATTGCCCAAATGTCAACACTGTCGGCGTTATTAGCTTGCGCGATAGTTACATTGATCTGGTCTCTCACGAGTGGAGTAAGAACATTGCTGTCAGTAATTGCCGAGCCAGTTGTACCAATAGCACCCAGCCGAACTGGGAAAAAGCCATCTGTGGCCGCGTTTGAAAGCGTAAGCAGTGTCCGGGCTGGCATAACTCCGTTATACGTGACAATTGTGACATCAGTAGTCCCGGCAGGGGGTGAGTCGTTGTAGCGAATATAGAAACCGTGCAGCATTCCGGTTATAGCCGGGCCGCCAGTTGCGTTTGCAGTAGCAACTCCAGCGCCGCCTGCTGCTACTCCTGTATTTAGTGGTCCGACCGCTTCAATCATAGTAACTCCTTATTAGGGCGGGGGGTTAGCCCCGCCCATAATCTATCTGTCTTCTTTGACTTTTTTGTTACTTCTTGTGGCAACCATCAATTCATTCATCAGAAGATCAGCGAATGTATAGGGGACATCTACGATGTCATTTCTATTGAAACAGCTAAAATCCATAATGAATTTCACGTACATCGTTTATTCCGCGTAATGGTTATCAGCGAAGTCGTACCCGGCGGTCTGCAAATTATCGATAGTATCTGCATACGAGCCGCTATCCGTTGCGGTGGGGAGCCAGTTGCCATAGAAGCACCAAGAGCCATCCACATCGTTATCATCGAAGAACTTTCCAGAACCGACTACCTTGTTATTTTCAACGTAGCCACGAACAGGGACGGAACTCGTCGCCATTCTCAGGGCGTAAGTTGTCGGGTTCATGAACAAATTGTTTTTGATGTTGGTCGCCCATGTGCCGCTTGCGGTTGCTAATTGGCACTCAATCGCGGCGGTAGTATAGCCAGCGGTGTACCCGTCAATGTAGCAGCTATCAATCGTCACATCGCCAGTTCCTTGCAGGATTATGGCGTATGCCTTAGCAATGCCCCAATGCGAGAAGCGGCAATATTCCAGGCTGACAAAGTTTCCACCATCGAAACCGCCAGTAGTGCCGTCGATTTCCAGCGAGCCGCCCGCAGCTTCGGAGCCGCAAAAGCCCATCCCGATTATCCGGCAAGGTGCCGAGATAATCGCAGCAGGGCCATCAGTGTGAGACCCGTAAGTTACGAAGCGCTCACCCATAGCCATACTTGGCCCGCCCATATACTCGGCCATAACCGTGATACCTTTTTTATTAAAGTTCACAGCCTCGGTTACGGTTTCGGTTCCGGCCTTGCAGATAATAAGATCGCCGTACCAGTCAATGCACCTATCAATGGCTTCTTGTTTGGTTTTCAATGCAGTTTGCGGGGTAAAGCCATCATTAGAATCGCTTCCGACTGTCTTCCCGGTCGAGCTGGCATAGTCAACATAAAACACACGACCGTCAGCACCAACGGGGTATCCCCCAACGGGAACGCCGCCTGAGTGATATACCATATCTCCAAATGTAGTCATGGCATACCTCCTAAGTTACCAAATGGCCGTAAATCCACTTGTAGTCGCTCCAGCCTAAGCTATAGCGCATGTACCCACGATAGCGGGCTTCAAGTCTGAATTCACTGGTTGGGTCAAGCGCAAATTCCAAAGGAACGCGGTCAAACCATTTCAAATGCTGTTTTGCCAGTCCGCTGTCGATCAGGAACCAGTTGTTAGCATCGGTCAGGTAATCCCAAACGATAACCCGTAATCCCATTGCGCTGACATAGTTCAAATCGTTGTTAGCGCCGCCGGGTGCCTGTACGGTATTGACCAGTACATAGGCTTCATCTTCCAATTCGGGTGGAACTAGAAGGGTATCGGGCTGAATTGTCATCAATTCGCCCCGGTCATCTACGAATTCGCGCATTGTCTGACGGGTATCGGTAATCGCATCCTTAGACAGTGCGGACGTGCCCGCGTTGCTCTGAGTTGAAGTAGTATTTGCGGGGGAGTAGGGGTGCGAGCCGTCACAAAGGTACTGGTCATCAGCGCCCATGCCAGAAGCAAAAGCGTTGTTGAAAATCGCAGCGGCATCCTTCTCGCGCTTACGCATGGCGGCCATAGCCAACCCTGCGGGGCGTTCTGAAATGATGTTATAGAGATCGTCGTCCACCAGTTTGCGCTCGACTTTGAAGCCGCGTGCAAATTCAGTGTGCGTGAAGGTGGTTTTATATCCCTGGTCGCTGTCGTCGTACTCAATAGCGCCTTTGTATTCGTTCCAATCGCTGAACCCACCAGCGCCCAAAGCGTATTCGCTAACTTTGGTGGAACCCATAGTATTGAACAGTAAGGGTGCTTTAGCGGAAGCCGCCAATGCGCTTACTTGATTAAAGAAAATAGAGCGTAAACCCGGTTCGAGGAGTTCGGCCCATTGTTCTGAGATAGCCATTATTCACGCTCCTATGCGTTACCGAACGTAGTATCGGCAAAGCACACATAACCGACAACGTTGCCGTCATCGTCCAGGTCAGTGGGGTAGGGGTCGCCTTCAACAACAATCATTGAGCCATTCGAAACGTCGTCGGCGTCAATGGTGTTTGCGTCTGCGGTATCCCAAATCTTGATCGTGCCGATTAGGGCAGTAGTTGCGGTCGTTGCATCAGTTGAGCAGCGCCATACCTGGTTGCGGGTGATGATTGCGGCCTTTGCCTTTGTGGTGCCAGCCGTAATGTCGGCGGCGGCTACTGCTTCCTGCATTACGCAAGTTACTTCTGTAGTCGTGCCAGTCACCTGGTCAATAAATCCATCCGTTTGAACTTTCATTAGGTCGCCGACTTTGTGAGCTGCGGCAACCCCAAGAATGAAATCACGGATGACTGGAGTGGCATTGCTACCATCCAGCATATATGCAAACTCAAATCCACGAGTAGCCATATTTTTTACCATCCTTCCCCTTTGCAGGGGTCTATTTTAGATTTTTAGCGTAGTCCTCCGGCTTTACTCCAAGTTTTCTTGCTTGCTCTTGCTGTTCAGCCGTAAGCTCTACGGTCTTACCTTCGCCGCCTTGTCTGCCAGCCCCGATGTCCATCGGTTGAGCCTTTGACAATAACGGGCGGTTTCTTGAAATCCATTTCAGTTGAGCATCAACTGGCAACTCTGTCGGGATTAGTGTG